CACTAATATCAGTAGTGGTTGGCAGGGGGTGCCCGCCTGTAGTAACCCCATCGTGGATAACGATTGTATTTTTAGTTGTGTCTATTGTAACTTCTGCAAGTGCGCCAAGATAAGCGTTATTCTGCAGCGTTGTGCCTTTACGTGGGCGTAGCTTTCTAGCCATTACTTATTCCTCTCAAAATTAAAACAAGCTGGCGAAATAGCCACCGCCAACAAGAACTGTCGCAGTCCCACCAGACCCACCCCCATACATCTCGCCATACATCTCGCCAAAGCCCACTGTGCCTGTGGGCACTTCCTCGAAGCTTGCGAAGCCAAGTGCTCCGGGTGTCTCATCAAACCCAAAAAACTCCTCTGGCGACTCAATATAGCCAACACCAACCCCAATAGGAATTGGAAGAAGTCCTTGCTGATCTCCAAGACCTTGTAGAATATACTTCTCAACATCTGTCAGGAGTCTATTGAAACTGATTAGCAGGTTTGCATTGCCTGTCTCTACAATATCAACGTAGTCCACATTCAAGATAGATTTGGTTGCAAGGATAAGTTCTTCTGGAGTACCTGTGCTGCTATTAGCAAAAATCTTTGCCTTCAAGAACAGCCTATATACTTCATCAGTCCAAGCTACGTTTCCTTCTGTTGCACTACTCTGGTCAAAGAAAATACATGAGATTGTTTCAACATCAAGGTCTGCAAAGCCAAGAGCATCTGGGTCAGACTCAAAGCCGAAGTAGCTGCTCTCCCATGCAGCAGAAGGTAGGCTGCCTCTAGGAAGCCCTACAAGCTCCCCTATAAGGTTTAGCTGTTCTCCCCCTGCAGTATCAAGGCTTCGCTTCTGAATCAAGTCTTGGAAGACAAGCTGGAGTTGCTCCTGCCCGTAAATAAGGAGCTGGATATACTTGTCAAAAACTTCCTTGTTCTTGAACTGCTCTGTATAGCGAGGCCGAGCTTCCTCCAGATAAGGGACTACTTCAAACGGAGTGATTTCACTCATAACCGCTCCTTAGCTTACTGTTATTACAACATTAGCTGCTGTACACGCTGCTTTCTGATTGAAGCCAACAACTACATTAGAAATACCAACAGGGCTTGGGCTTGTGCCGACAGTCAAGCTGTTGACGGAGTGCCCTACAACACTGTTGATAGGCGTGTATAGTCGGCTGTAGATAAGGTCTTCACCAATAAGCAATGTGTTGATGTACTCAGCAACTGCTGCCTTAATCTGGTCAGCCCCGTCTGGGGCAAAATTGGACTGTATAGAGATATTGATGCTAACATAAATATCAAGGGCAGACGGCCTATCAAAGCTGATTGTATGGCTACTGCCTTGGCTATCGAGAACACTAATTGTCTCAGTTGTGCCATATGCCAGAATACCTGCAGGCTTGTTATTCCAGATCGCCTTTGCAATCTCAGCACTACTCCCACCAAGAACCACTGTATAGAAGCTGTGAGCTGGCACAGGGGCTGGCGTAACGATTGCTACATCAAGGTCATTCTCAACAAGGATTACAGATTCAACCCCGTCAATTGCGTAGATGGCCGAGTACAAGCTTTCTGTGAGGTTAGCTCCGTCTCCAAACTTAGCAATTTTGTAACGAGCACGAAGCTCACTGTCTGTCTCTCTATCTGTCCCACTGATACCAGAGACAGGATTAGTAACGCTATCCCAACCAAGGACAGGAACAGCAATACGTGTCACACTGTTTGCTGGAATATCTACCGTGCCTGTGTCATCACAAGAAACAGTGTTGGTCTTCGTCACCTTACCAATGTTCAGGTTAGCTGTTACCTGCATATTTACTTTAGAAGTATATGCAAGGGTAGAGATAACCAAAGTGCTATTAACAACAGTAGCTGTAAGGACAGTGGCGTGGTTTGTATTAATTTCAGCAGCGATTGCAGCTAAAATGCTCGCAGTTGTTGCCCCAATACCACTTGTGATTGTGATAGGGATAACACCAGCTGCCAGAGTGTCAGGATTCTTCTGGTAGTTAATGGTATAAACTGTGCTATCTGCCACAGTAAGGGTAGACAACGTGGCAGAGGTAACTGCAGTGCCATCTAGGACAGTTGTAGAGAGTAAGCTGTGAAACTTGCCAGTACGAACGTCTGTAACCTTGCTTCCACTATCAATCGTGGTTCCAACGCTTCCAGAGAGCAGGACAGGGGTGATTGTGCTGCTTGCAGGGGCTCTGGCAACGCCGCCAAGAGCCGTTAGGTTATCAAGAGCCACCCCTGTAGCGGCATTGATGTTAAACGCGTCGTAGACCTGCTGTGAGGACTCGTAGGCATCTGCCAGAGAGGGGCTGATAATCCCGATCATACGTCCAAGCGCCGAGTTATCCTCCACATTGACAACCTCACCTTCTGGCACTAGGTCTTGGAAGAGCTCAACAGCCTTGGTCTTTAGGTTTTCAATAATCTCTACCAGACGAGGGTAGGTGTATCCTTGGTCAGTCAATGGCATTGTTACACCTCAATTACAATCTGGTCTGTTGTTCCACCAGCCACGCGCACACGGAAGGACAACTCATACTCTCTTGCTCCACTCAAGGTAGAGCTAAACTCTGTGATTTCCAGCACATCTGGTTCTTCCAGTATAAGGGTCTGGAATATCACATCAATGTCTTGCTTGCGTACACCCTTACGGAGGATACGCTCGTAGTAAGGGACTCCAGTTTCTATATTCAGAAACCACTCCCCAAGATAAGTCTGGAGCTTAATGCGAAGCCTTTGGGCCACATCAAGTCTTTGCTCATCTGTCACAGGAGGAATGTCTGCATTCGTGTAGACCACATCTCCTGTCTCGTTGCTAACTAGTATATCCATCAGCAAGAACCTCAGATAAAATTAAATTGAAACAGGCCCAGAGAACCCTGTGCCTGTAGTAACACCAGAGTGTGTATGCCCAATATATGGCATACCATTGATGGTGAGAACCCCTGTAATGTCTATACCAATAGGCGTGACATTCAATATAGCTGCTCCCATCTGTGTCTTCACCCCTGCCTCTGAAAGCTCAACAGTGTTCTCAAGAGGAGTCCCAATGTTTGATGTGAGGGAGAGAGCATCTGGGTTGAATGGCAGCACACGCTTTAGATTAGGGTGCATCTCGAAAGGAAAGATTCCGGGGATTGCTATAGCATCACGCTTATCAAACATACGGAAGTCTGTAGGAGCAGCAGGAGTACCATCTCCAGCTTTGAAAGCATCAAGCCCTCTCATACTGAAGACACAGAGAACAATGTCTTCTTCCTTTACAGGAATATGCACAACAGATGTTCCACTAGCCGGAGCTTGAAGAGGGACAGAGAGAATAGTGGGCCTGACATAAGACTGGTCTGTATCATCTGTCAGGTTGATGAGTGGTTGTACGTCTACTATCCCAGCCTTCGCATCAACAACTCTAATAATCCTGCAAGGTATTGCTGTGTAGACTGGGAAGAAAGCCCCATTCACAAAATCTCTCAGAGAGGAAACAAAATCACTCTTCATTGATATGCCCCTATACGATCACACCGCAAATCCATGTCCCATGTGCTTCCAAAGAAAGACCCTTTGTAGGAAGCCTCTCTCACAACGTAAAAGTCATTAGGGACTTCATCAACCTGTGCTTCTGGCCTTCTTAACTCAATAACGCTACCGGGGACAACTGCTGGGTTCAGGAGAGCTTTAATGGAAATACCCTCTACCCTTACTTTCCTCTTTTTCTTCTCTCCTGCAATTTTTCTACTTCCCTCTCCCCACTCCTCTGCTGAAGGAATCTCCCTGAGTCCGGTATCTTCGTTGAAGACAAACGCCTTCGTCTTGTCATAGAAGAGGTGCTGCCCTTTATCTCGAATACTAAGTGTCCCACGCTCTACTGTATAATCTAGGCGGTAGGAGGCTGCAATCTCATCTAGAATCTGCTTTGGGGTTCCCTCAATTGGATAACCGTACAAGACCTTAGTCTTTAATGCTTTACCCTCGAAGACTCCTTTTTTGAGCCCAGACTTTTCCATAAGATGCACAATAACATCTTCTATTGTCTTTCCTGCTGGAATCGTTGACACAATCGAGGCGCTATTCATTATAGCATGGGAGTCACTAAGCGTTAACTCCGTAACCCTGTCAGCCCCTTGCATTACTGTCTTTACAAGTAGTGCGTTTCCAAGGCAAAGTTCAGCCATATTGTTAGCGCCTTTGTAGCCAACAAGAAGCCTAACACTACAATGGAAATCGCTTAAAGCAGAAGTCTGCTCCACAGTGAGATTAAAAATCCTAATCTTACTTACACTAGGGGACTGCTGATTCGACAACACCTTGTTTACATCAAACTCAATCTGCAGGTCTTTAACAAGGATTCCCTTTTGCTGCGGAGGTTTTTCTAGCAACCCCCATGCTTCTGGGGCTGTTGGTGTGTCATACCACCCAAGGTAGAGGGCATAGTCCCTGTCAAACTGCAGAATAGCCACAATGTCTCCTCAAATTACGATATAGAAAAAAGCATATTTCTCAGCAATAGCTGCTGGTGATACTTCCTCAAAGACTGTATTGCTACTAAACGGTGCAAGGTAAAAGTACCCAACAGGCGCATCAGGGTATCCTGCGTTAGCATACGTGTCGGTGTCAGGAAGCAACGGAAGGCCAAGGGCAATGTCTTCACCAAGGGCATTGATTACATCGAAG